CTGTCACGACTACTGGCCTTACTTTCAATGATGCTTTGTTTTTTTGGTTTAATTTCAATCAGTTCTGCATGCATCTGATTGTCTCGGCCACGATAGGTTATAAAAAAGTCAGGAACGTAAATTGTTTGCTTACCGGTTAAGGGATGACGGTACGGAATACTGATGCTTTCGCTTGCCCACTGTAAAATATGATCATTGTTGTCACAAAAATTCATGAATGCCCACTCCCATGAACTTCTGTAACGAGGTTTAGTTTTTCCTACATATTTTTGTGGATTGCGGACTGTATAAACGCCCTGCGCAAACTTGCTCATTGTACAACATTTCTAGCCGCATAGTAATTAGGTAGTAAAATTTGACTTACTCCTAACAGGGTGGTCGGACTACGTAATCCATTAAGATAATAAGCCATGGTCACAGTTAAGTCCATTTGATTCATGTTGCGTATTTGATCAAGTAGATCAACTACTGGAATGTTATTATTGACACTTATTCTAAATAAAGTAGTAGCAAAACTTCTTGCAGCCTCTTCTGTACTCATTTTTGTTTTGAAGAAACTAAACACAACATCGTATTCATTGGCAGGCACGTTAAATTCAAATTGATTAAAACTGTCAAATACTCTAACAGTAAGATCAATACTTGGATTGGGATTATTAACGCTGGCCATGTTTATTTTTTAGGTGTTGGAAAAAAGATTGCGTTAGGGCTATTAACAATAGATTTAGTGGTGTTACTGGTTCTTATTGTATCTTTAGCTATCTGAAGACTTTCATCTCTAGCTATTTCACGTAGATTTACATTTCTAAATGTATTATATGTGGCACCTGCTCGTTGAATAGCACCAACAATATTTCTATTCTCAAGATCAGACACAATGCCAATTCCCGTGTCAAGCAGACCGCCTTGTCCAAGCACACTGGCTACACCACCTCTACCAGTAAGCGGACTTGGCTTAGTATCATAATGAGCCGGATCAGCAAAACCAAATACATTAGTGTCTGGTCTAGTTTTTCCAACTGCACCTTGAATATATTTTACAGTCTCATATTTTATAGTCATAGTATGTTGTAATGTACCGTTGGCTTGATTATAGTCAGCAGTATCACCTTTCCAACTAGTTATAATTGGATTTATTAAAATATATTGTGCTGTCTTATGTTGGTTAAAAGTTGTTATGGTAATATCTCTAAAAAATTGAGGTTTACCTGTAGTGTTTATTTGACTAAAACCATCAGTATAAGCTTCTCCGATATATCCCCAATCATTACCATTACGAGCTTTATTATAAATGTCCCTATGAGTGTAAACTGCTCCGCTAGTGGCAGTACTACTCAAACCTACTGTTCCGTTTGTGTTACTAAGATTACCGTAAGGTTGACTTGGATCTTTATAATAGTATGAGTAATAATTATACCACAAATTTCTAATTAGGTCGCCACCGTCATCATGAAAAACAATGTCTATTGGGCTATACTTAATTTTTGTTTGAGCATAACGTCTGCGATTGTATTGATTAAGTTCGCTTACTTCCATTTCATATGACGGTAAAGTCGCCGTCTTGACCAAAAGGCTGTAAGACTTTTGATCATCTAATGGAATAATTTGATTAAGTTTTGGTATTGCTTGATTAAGAGTGAAACTGACGTGATAAAGAAACTTTAACCGCGGCGCAAGTTCATATCCATTTGTTCGGAATGTCTTGGCCGCGTGTTTATAGTCTCGTAGTCCATCAACACTGAAAAACCCGCGTAAAAAATCTTGGCCAAATGCCATATCAATTAGCCGGTTATGACGTCGCCTACTGTTCTACCAATGAATTGACCAACGCCACTAACCTGACCGTTACGGTATTGAACAGCATTATCATAAGTTACGCTTAAAGTAATGGTCATTGCTTCGTTGGTTCCATAGTTGCTGTCGCCGTAGTTGACTGACTTTAGGTATGCGCCATAAATTTCCCATGTCTCAAGAACAATTGGTTCACTTACCCCGTTGCCGCCATCTAATACGTCGTAGCGCATTTGGAATTTATAATCAATACCAGCTGCCGCTGATGCCTGTTCCATAAAATCAAGTTGTTTCTGTAGTTGTTCACCAACTAATTTAGAAACATTACCTCCGGCATCATCACGTAAAACAACTTCCATGTCTTGCCATGCATGTTTGCCTGCTAATTTTAATGTACTGTTATAAATTGGAACATTAATTTGTTCAAATGATACATTAGGGCGTGCCGCACTTACAACCTGCTTAGTAAGTTCAGTGCGACTCGTTCCTGTTGCAACTCCAAATCCTTCAAATACCAAACGGAATCGATATTTTAATTTGGGCATTAACAGACCCTGGGTAGACGCAGATTGATCGCTAGCCAGTGGTACTGTCATTCTTGTTAATGATGAAACAGCCATTGTGTTCTCCTATATCTATATTTACCTAGTACTCACCGGTTAATTTCGCCTGCTTTAAATTGCCTGAGAGCTTGCTACATTACCCGCTGCGATTTCACCAGTATTCTTCAAGCGTAGTGGAATATAGATAAATTCCGCAGCCTTGACAGGTTCAATTGCAATATCAACCCACAACTCGTTGGCATCAATTCTAGCTGGTGTGTTGTTTTGACTATCGCACTGAACGTAGTAATCGTAAATTCCACGTTTAGCCACTAGATCAATACATAGATTTTCAATTTGTAACTTAATATCGTTTCTTGTAATTTGATCATTTGGTTCAAATAGATATTGTTTACCAATAGTCTCTAATCTTGCTCGCATAAACGCAACCAATCGGCTTACGTTTATTCGATTCATTGCAGTATTTTCACCAAACGTCGTTTTATTACCAAAGTTTGTAATACCAATGCCAGGAACAAATGTAATTGGGTTTACATTGTTTTGATACAGTACATCACGAATACCCTGATTTACACCAATTTGAATAAATTCGCCGGTATCAGCTTGGATATACCCAATTGCAAACGCATTATCAATAACTCCTCGTCTTGTTCCAGCTGGTGCAAACCATGGAAACGCTACATTATCATTTTGTATGATAGTACGAATCATCATATGACTTGGAGGCTGCACAACTGTACTACCTGACAAATCTGTGGTTTGGCAACTTGGATAGAAAGCAGCAGCATATCTGTCAGAACGTATCAAGCCATCGTTAGTAGACAAGCCTTCACCATTATTATTATTTGCCCAAGCTACCAATTCTGCACCATTTGGAGGCAGACGTAATGGTGTGTCTCCCACTATAAATCCAGTGTTAGAACGTTCATTATTCAAGGCTACCAAATTAGGAACAAGTTCAGGATACTGTGGGCAAGATAATAAAGTGAATTGATTCTGTTCTTCTCTAGCCGCTGTGCTTGCATCTACGCCAGCTTTTAGAGCCTGCACAATCATAGCACGTTGAGCTTGACGACCCATATATGGTGAACCGTCATTTCGTAATCCAGATGTTGATAACCATGTATTTCTGTACTGTGGTAATGTTTGGTCAGGAAAACGCTGCGCATTAAAATAATTTGACTTGAACTCTTTGACATTAAATCCACTTCTACGAGTGTTAAAGAGTAGTATACCTGAAGGATATAAATCAGCATCAGGAGCATCAAGATCAAGATAATCACTGACTAATAGTTCAGTAATTTGCGGATAGGCCCCACTGACTACATCAGTGTTACCATTTGGTGCCCAACGTGCATCAGCAAACAAACAACCATTTTCTGTGGTTTGATCTGTATTGTTGATTAAAACCCATAGATCCGAACCCGCTACATTTTCATAGCGGTAAATTACCGGGAAATTTTCTAAATCAGATGTATCAATCCATAAGTCTCCGTAGACCAATGGGCTCTGACCTTCGTCGTTTTGTGTCTCGGGCTCGGTTGGTGAGAAGATTGGACCAGTTGCATTGGTTAATGTTAAGTCATAACCACGTACATCATTTGTCACAGTTCTATAACCCTGCCAACCAGTATTGCCTTTAATCATAATATCAGCTACAGTGCTATCACTATAATACCACATGCGACCGTCAGGTGGGTCTTGGAATGGACGAGTAGCACTTGCAGTATAATCAAATGATGCCCAGTTGCTAATAATGTAACCACCTTCTGGATATGCTCTAGCCGTAACATCAAAGCCTGCTGCTGTTAATGGTGTGCCAACTGTGTCCTGGATAATAATTACACCACCTTGACTATGCGATAAGAACAACTCTCCGTCAGATGTTATGCCTGCACTAACATGAGGCACTGCTGCCGCAGAAACTGCTGTGATAAAGTCAGATGGTGTGCTTCCTAAAATTGTTGCGGTCACAGGCACTGATAGTGCATTAGAACCACTTGTGCTGGCTGATATTGAAAAGGCAGAACTACTAACAAACACTGGGTTTTGAACAGCACCAGCAACATTAGTTGCACCTGTTGATCTACGACGCCACAAGTGAAGCGTTTGTGTCATATCCATAAGTGCATCAAATTGTGCATAGGTAGCATTAGCAGGAATATTTCTTCCGCCGCCACTAGGATCTAAAGCATAGTTTGCGGCTGCGTCGCTTGCGTATACAGGGCAAGCCTGTGTTACAAAGTCACCTAAAGTTGTATCCCAACGGCTAACAACTATGTTTGCTCCGTTGTTAGTTGCAGTGGTCTTAAACCATAAACTACCTGTAGGACGAGGGAATGTATCAGTCAAGCGCCATCTAGGTACAGTATAGTTTGGACTTTGTTGTAGGTCTGGAGTATAATAACTTCGTTCAGTAATACCTAAATCAGTTAAAGGTGTTCCAACTGAATTTTCAATAGTAACAATACCACCATCTGCTGTTGAACCGTCACTGGTAGCACTGCTATCTGCAAAAATTGTAAAACGTCCTCCAATATTTTCTGCAACTATACCAGGAATTGAAGCCGCATTTACTTGAGTTACTAAATTGTCAACGGTGTTGTTAGGTATACCAGGAATAGTGAACGCAGTTCCATTAATAGACAACACACCACCAACACCCAATGATGCAGGTGCAGTTGATCCTTGAACTGTTGGCCAAGATAATTTCCAAGCATCGCTACCAACTAACACCCAATTATTATCAGAATTTTTGTAATAACAGGGATTGAAAAAATTCGTTGCGTTAACAGCGTAATCACCAATACTACCAATTGACTGTAAAGGTAGAGTACTAGGTGCATCTTCAACTTGAGATAACGAAGTTAATACCAAAGGAACTTTACGAACAAATGCAGAAGTTGTTGCGTTCCACTCAAAGAATCCAAAACTTGTTGTTGCAGTGTCAAACCAATATGTTCCTGAATCTGGGTCGCCAGTTGGGCGTGAGAGACTTGCTGTTAATTCAGCTAGATCAATATCTACTCGCTGTACGTAACACTGATTTGTCAATCCCAAAGCTGAGTAAGCAGCAAGCAATCCATATTCGTTTAACTCATATCCATTAATTGCTGTGCCAGTTGTAGTCTTGTAAAAGAATGGATTACCATAAGTAGCTGCAAGATCTCTTTGACTTGTGATTAGATAAATTTTGTTAGCATTGGCTTCGAGCGTACCAGGGGCAACGCCTACACCAGAACCTTGAACTTTGTTCGAGGCTGTGGCCAACAAAATGTAAGGAACGGTATTGGTGGCGGATGGAAGATAGTTACTCTCGTCAATAACGGTAACTTGTACGCCAGGTGATGTAAGTGCCATAAATGCTTCCTTTAAAAAGTTAATGATATTTAGTGGAAAAACTAAAAACCACCGTCTGTGTCTACCCTTTGCAAAGGTTTCATGTAAATACAGAGTGAAAAGACCTATTTGTTCAGTGTGTCAGCAACGGTTTCGTGCAATCAACTATTATCGTGATGGTATTGCCCACTACAGAACTCGTTGTGAGTACTGTATTAAAAAAAGCAGGCAGCTCAAACCACCAAAGCCAAGATGGCAGTTACGCGGTTTTAAAAAAAGAAATACCTGTGACCTATGCGGATTTAGAAGCAGGTATACTAGTCAAATTGTAGTATACCATATTGATGGTGATTTGAATAATTCCGAGCTAACTAATTTAAGATGTGCGTGTCGAAACTGTGTAGAAGTTTTGATAAGAAGTGATACTAGCTGGCGGCGAGGTGATCTTGAACCAGATTTTTGAGTTGGGCATAAAGATCGTCAACACTGGTATTATTTGTCACTATGCCGTCCCAAATTTGGCCAATCCAAGCCCATTCTGAATTATGAACGTTTGGGTACTTTTGTTCCATTAATTGATTAGCATCTTCAAGAAGCCATTGTTGATCCCAAGAAGTACTGTTTTCCAATAAAGCGCAGTCGTACCACTCGGGCAACTGTCCTCTTTGAATCCAGTAAATTCTGCCTCCTATATTTCTAATTGCAGCTATTTCATTGGGAAATCTTACAT